AAAGTATTTCAAGTAAATCAGGCTAGAAAACAAAAAAATCTTAATAAAGTGGCTAGTATGGGTTTAGCAGGTGCGCCTGTACAACGGAAGATGGCTATGGCAGATGGGGGTATTGTTGGGTATTTTGATGGTAAAGCCATAGACATGGAAAATGAAAGAGAAGAGGAGGAGAGAAAGAAAAGGTTTCTTGCTCCTGGGCTTGGGGGCATCATGCAACCTAACTTAAAAAAGCTAAAAGAGGACGCATTTACAGACATAGCAGAGCGGTCTGGTATAACACCTATGGAATCTACGATAACAACAGACGAGTCTGGATTCGTAAAAGGCACAGACAATTTTAACATTCCAACCACACAGCTAGGTAAATATGAACCTCCAGTAGCTAAAGATAGAAGTGAGATGGGAGCTGACCCCTCAATGATGCCTAATATGCCTAACCAAAATATTATTCCACCTGCTGAAGAGGACTTGCAAGAAAAATTAGAAAACCCACCTGAAGATCTTAATCCTACTGACACACCAAAAGAAAGAACAAGAAAGAAAAACACTTACAATGAGTGGTTTGAAAGACTATTAACAGTATTGTCTGCACCTGCCACAGGTAGAGGGTTAGGTGGAGGAAACGTGGCTAGGGCTTATGTTCAATTTAGTCAACGAGTTATAGATAACTTTAATGATGTCTTAACCTTGGAGATTGAAGAAGAAAAAGTAAAAGCTGCCAAAAAGTTTAATGCGTTGAAAGCACAGGGTATGAACGATGCTAAATTAATGGCATTAAAAGAAGATTATGTGAATCAAATAAGGCAAATTAGAGATAAAGCGAATACGTCTACTGTTGCGTTAAGATTAGAAGGGGATAAAAATAAGTTAATAGAGTTGCAGACTAAAGATAGTCCCGATACAGATACTATAAACGCACTGAAGGCTAAGATACGAGCCGCAGAAAGAATCATAGAGGCAGGTATAAAACAACAAACAAAAATGCAAATAGCTGAGATAGAGACTATAGATCAAATATTACGAGGTAGTATAAAAGGACTACCCTCTTTAACTACGGGCGGCTCTGGTGTGCCTCAAGGGTTTCAAAACAAAGCAAACGTAGTTCAAGGCCCATAGGGAGGGACAGATGCCCACCTATGAAATATACAGAGATGATGGCACACCTATAAGGGTGGAAGGACCTGACGGGGCTACTCCAGCGGAACTTGTTAGAAAGTATTTAGATGAACAAGAAACAGCTTCCGTAGTTGCTGAAGCAAGAGAGAGGCAACGAAAAAAACCCGTACGACTTAGTCAATATCTAACAGAGATACCTAAAGCAGGTGCAAGAGGTTTAGCAGGTATATTTGAAACAGGTCTTCTTGGAGGAGCGACGGTGCTTCCTGAATCTGTAGAGGCCCCTGTGCGTGATGTAATTAAACGTGGGGGTGAAGGTATACGAGACTTATTAGCACCTGCGCCAAATGTACAAGCAAGACTAGAAGACGACGAATTTCAACTAGCTGAAGCCCCAATAAAATTCTCAGAGGCTTTAGGTTCTTTTGGAGGTATATTAGGCACGGCTCTTGTCAATCCTTTAGCCGCTGGAGCTTTAGCCGCTGGAGCAGGAGCAGGAGAGGCTAGCGAACGTGCCAGAGCCGCAGACGCTACGCAAGAAGAGCGTAATATAGCAGCGTTAAAAGGTGTAGGTGCAGGATTAACTGAATTAATACCTCTAGCAGGTCCTGTAGGACGTATATTAAAAAGAGTTCCTGACAAGATAAAAGATGGTTTTGCGGATAAGGCGATAGATCTGGGCATAGCAACCACTGCAGAAGGCGCACAAGAAGCACTTGCTGCCTCATTGCAAAACATGATTGAGCAGGGGTATAATCCAGAACAAGTTATATCAGAAGGCGTTACGGAGGCAGGTCTATACGGTGGGGGCGTAGGTGGCGCAGTTGAGGCGATAATACAATTTGTTGAAGGGCGTAAACGCAGGAGAGCTGGAGATGATACAGAGACTGACGACACAAGAGATGGAGAAGGCACTGCAGTTAATACACAAGGCGAACGAACAGAAGCAGGACTTACCGATACCAAAGGAATTACAGATGCTACATCCACTAGAGTGGGTATTACTGGAACAACTACTGCAACTGATACTGGAAGAAAAGAACCAGAAGACGTTGCATTAAAAACAGAAGAGAAAAAAACAGAGGAGACAGAGACACAGGAAGCCGTGGCTGGGTTCGATGCGGTATATAGTGGTGAGAAGCAGGAGAAGCCAAGGGTTAGAATACCTGGGAAGATGGTAAAACAGAAGTCAACTGCTCCTATAAAAGGTAAAAACTCTACAAATAATGAAGAAGCAAATACAAGAGCCGAGTCAACCTACAATCAAAATGTATATGATGAGTACTATCTTGCTGATATTAAAGATGACAAAGGTAACGTTGTAGGCAAACAAAGTTCTGAAGAACTGCAACAATACAACAACCTTACACGATTTACAGTAGGGACTAGAGAAGGCACTGATGAAGTCGCTAGAACTTCAAAGAAGTCAAAATACGACGCTCCTAGCCTACCTTTGAAAGATAAAAATAAAATACTAGAGTTAGTTGAAGCTAGACCTGAACGCCCTACAAAAGAAAACATTCTAAAAGACAAGTTCGATACTGAATTTTTTGTGGCTCAAACTCTAAGTAAAGATCCTGTGGTGGAAGATGTGTTGGATGAAGCTGCATACATACTAACTCAACCTGAAAAAGATAGAATAAAAACGTTTGAGGAAAAAATAGATAAGCCTCAGATGGTTGTTGATAAAGAGACAGGAAAGTTAAAACCAAAACTAGATGAGGAGGGTAAACCCATAGTGAAGAAGGGTGCAGTAAAAGAAGTAGACCCTTCACGAGTGTACTTTCAAGGCGATAAGATAAAAGTTAAAAAGCCAGACGGAAAGTTTAAAACGGTAAATAACTCAGGGTCAGAAGCTGCCACTATGGTATCCAACTGGGTAAACAATAATCTATCTCCTGCAGGGCAAAGTTGGTTTAGGAACAGGGTAGCGTATTACGGTAAAGATAAAGCAGTAGGCACTAGAGGACAACTAGGTAAGTTAAGAACAAAGAAACAAGCAGAACTAACTGAAGCCACAAAAGTGCAGGCTAGAGAAGCGCAAGAGAAGGCTACACAAGAAGAGTTAGAAGCAAAAGATATAAAAGAAGCCGCAGAAAGAGCAGCAAAAGAAGGCACGGGTCTGCAACCTGTGTCCCTCCCTGCGTTGGAAATGGACGGTCTAGACCTAAATAGGTTCATGATGAGTACGCAACGTGGCGATGTGCGGATGATACAACGAGAGGAGCAAACAAGGCTATCGGAAGTCGCAAAAGAGTTAAAAGGGAAAAGAGAGAGGGCAGAGGCTCTTCACGCTATTTTAGTAAAGAAAGGTATGAAGAAAAAGGCTCTAGATATTGAGGCTGTTATAGATATGGACGTGCCTTTGATGGACAGCACAAAAAATCTAATAGAAGAGGGCAAGTTGCAAGAAGCATTAGAGGATTTATCTACAACCTCTGACAATAGTGTGGTTCAAAAAATATCTAAAAAGTTAGCTGAAAATGTGAAGGATACAAAGGTAGTATTATCCCCTCAGATAATGGTAGATGGGAGAAGACGAGCTGGAGCTTTTGATCCACAAACTAACACCATAGAACTAGATGCGGAAAGAGGTATGACTCCTCACGTGTTACTACATGAGATGACACATGCCCAAACATCTGCAGCGATTGCAAATCCGTCCAATCCTTTAACAAAGCAAATACAATTTATATACGACAATGTAAAAGATAAATTAGACACATATTTTGGAACAGAAAACTTAGATGAGTTTGTAGCAGAGGCTTTTACCAATCCACAGTTTCAACAAAAGTTAGCCAGATTAAATATAAAAGGAGAGAAGATAACAGCCTTTCAACGTCTTGCTAACAGCATTGGTAACTTTATAAGACGGCTCGTGGGCTTGCCGCAAAAAAACATAGACGTTGCTACCGTAACAAGTGACATAGTAGAGAGCCTGTTAGCTCCTGCACCTGAGTATAGAGACGCTGGTAAACTTGGCATGGGGCCAGAGTCTATATCTAAAATACTTTCTAATCTTGGTAAGAAAGAAAAAACCAAGACGTATATGGGAGATAAAGACAAGGAGAAGTTTTTAGATGACGTGAATGAGGCTTTAGGAGACCCAGGATTCTCAGGTATAGCCAAGGACATACTACTCAGTCTAGGGGACTTAGTTACAGCTACAGAGATAGGAGAGGCTGTTGTACGAAAGGGCATGGGGGAAGATAAGACAGGTACTTTTAGAAAGATTAACAGAACGGTGCAAACACTTAGAGGTGAAACAGAAAAAGCAGGTAGGCGATTTGATGACGTATTTAAACAAATAAAACCATTCTTTAAAAACAAGCAGCAAAGAGATCTGCTCGACGACATAATATATAATTTAGATTATGGAGCTACGATACATCAAGTTGACCCTGACGGTGGAGTAGAGTCTGATTATAAAGATGACCAAGGAAATGATATAAATGTAGAGCTAACAAATGGTAAGACTAAGACCTTAGTTCAAGTATGGAAAGACAATAAAAACAAATGGAAAAATTTAGGTGCGCCTGGAAAAAGAGTGTTCAGAGCCATGCGCGATCATTACAAGAACGAGTTCAAGGATGTGCAACGAGTAATAAATAAGCAGGTTGATGAAAATCTAGGAGCAAACTCACCAGAAGCAAAGGCGTTAAAGAAAGATGTGTTTGATAAAATATTTAACGAAAAAACTCTAAACGTATACTTTCCGTTAGTCAGAGAGGGAGACTATCTAATAAGATTTAGTAGGCTTGACCCACAAAAACCTGATGACAATCTTGTGGTGGTTGCAGTAAAGACAGAGAGGGCGGCAAAAAGATTATCAAAAGAACTTATGGCTGACCCCACCATAGATTCAAATTCGGTTGAGTTTAAAAAATCTGGCGATATGGTGAGTGATTTTATACAAAAACCTCCCACAGGGTTTGTAAATAATATACTAGAAACTCTAGATAAGGGTATCACCAACAAAAAAGAAAAAGACGCTTTTAAGAAAGAAGTAGTAAAACTATTCTTAACAACTCTACCAGAAACATCTTTAGCTAAATCCATAAGCAAACGACAAAATAGAGAAGGGTTCAACCCCGACTCACTCGCTGCATTTAAAGAAAAAGGTTTTACGTTAGGACGACAAGCTGCACGATTATCTGTGGGTAAAGAACTAAGAACGTTATCAGGAGAGTTAGATTCTCTTAGAAAAGAGTTCTACGCCATACCAAAAAATAGACAAAAAGCAGAAAGAAACTTACGAAATCTTTTTGGAGTTGTAGACCAGATGCCGTCTTTAGACCGAGTGATAAAAGATGTAAAAGATCGTATGAACTTTGCGCTGGAGGGGGCATCTAACAAAAACATGGAACCCGTGTTTAAGAATTTAAACCAAGGAGCTTTTTTATACACTATAGGAATAAACGCTTCATCTGCACTGGTTAACTTATCTCAAATACCTTTATTCGCTTACCCAATGCTTGGAGCTAGGTACGGTTATGGCAACGCATTTGGAGCTATAATGAAAGCAGGACGAATAACAACAAACTCAAGAAAAGGTTTAGATTTAGATTTGATGAGTTATGTTACTGTCTCACGTGATCCAAATACTGGTAAAGACACATACACGATTGATAAAAATTTTAGGCAGGGGATGGCGTTTAAACAAGATATGAACCCTAAAGAAGTACAAGCACTGGAGGCATATCTGCCATTACTACAAGAAGCGGATGGACGAGGACAGCTTACAAAAAACTGGATAATGGATGCTCTAGGGTTAGGAGAGTCAGGGCGAGAGACAAGTATACCTGATAAGGTTGTGGGGGTATCTGCTTACATGTTTAACTTGGCGGAGAAGATAAACAGACAGACACTACTATTGGCTAGTTATGAGCTGGCAATACGAAAAGCAGTTGACCCAAAAAACAAAATAAAAGAGTTATCGGCAGTTGTTAAACAAGCCTCTTCAGAACAGATAGCTGCAGCAACTGATACAGCCTTACGTGAAACACAGGAAGTTAACGGTGGAGCCACATTGGAGACAGGCGCAAAGATATCAAGAGAAGGCATACCTCGTGTAGCTTTTATGTATAAAGGTTATGGTCTACGTATGTATTCTTCTATGCTAATGTCTGCACGTGAACTTCTTAGAACGGACAAAACTTTAACAAATGAGGAACGAGCAGTAGCTATGAAACAAGTTGTGGGGTTTCATCTATCTGCGTTAGCGTTTGCAGGTGTGTACGGACTGCCTCTATACGGAGCTATAAGTATGATAGCAAATATGTTTTTGGGTGACGATGAAGACGATGCGGACACCATTGTGCGAAAAACAGTTGGAGAAGAGTGGTACAAGGGGGTTGCTAACCTACTATCAGGTGTAGACGTAGCCTCTCGTGTTCGTCTAACAGGTCTATTAATACAACAAAATAGATACAATAGAGATGCTACTTGGGAAGAGAATGTCTTGTTCTACGCAGGTGGACCTGCTTTATCCACTATGGACAGGTTATATAGAGGTTCTGTGGACGTATTAAACGGAGACTTAGAGCGTGGGTTTGAAAGTCTTCTACCTCCTTCTGTGTCCAACGTCTGGAAAGGAGGCTTTGGCAGGATATCGCGAGATGGTTACATGTCACGTCGTGGCGATGAGATATACGGTGATCCTAGTCGTGGAGAGCTTTTCGGACTTACATTAGGGTTTGCTCCTGCTGAATATATACGGCAAATGGAGAGAAACGCCTATAAGAAGGGTTTAGATAATGCACTAAATACTAAGAGAACTAAGATACTAAAGAAACTGTATGTAGGACTTAGGACTGGTGACATGCCCATGTACGACGACGCATTTCAAGAGTTAATGGATTTTAATGAGAAGCATCCCTTTGCAGCCATAACAGGTGATAGTGTGTATAGATCTATGCAAAGTCATAAAGAAACCTCAAAGAACATAATGGTGAACAACGGTATAAACATATCTAAACAAAACAGAGCATATCTCATGCTTCTTGAAGACGAGTGGGACCCTGACTACAACTTTGACAGACTGTTTGGTTTTTAGGGAAAAAGAGTGACCACCCGAAGATGGTCACTTAAGAGAAAGAGAGTGACAAGGATAACCTGTCACCCCAGATTTATCACAAAATTCTCCAGATGCGAACACCTAATTTATTATTCTCTACACGGACATACGCTTTTACGTCCCAACCCTTTGTTTTTGTTATAATTTTTACTTGTTGTATAGCCTTGTGAGTGTTGACACACGGAATAAATACAGAGGAACTTGTTACCATATCACCCCATTTCACTATTATTCGCACCCCATCAGGGTTTAAATCATCAGTTTTCAGTATTCCCTGTCGTAGCTTCATCTTCAATCAAACAGTCTACGGATATCACATCTGTAGGGGGTAAGTTCATGTGAGTGCCTTTGCTAAGACGTATCTTCACCCTCTTAGCGTTCAGTTTTTGTTTTAAATCCCCTATAAAAGCGTTGTAATTTATCTGATGCTGTCCACACCATGACTTCAAAGGTTTTGGTACGAGATACGCACGTTTTAAGTCTGTCTCGTATCGGGCTACAAGTTTACCTCTTGGTAACGCTTCAGGTATAACAAGGTTAGCTACGTCCCCCTCCTGCCTACGTAGGTCATCAGTGCTTTTAATCCATAGCACGTTGCTCCAATGCTCATGTATATAGTCGTTTAATGTCTCTTCTACCGACACGCTCATTTCTTCTACCTGCCGTTTGTTTTCTTTTAAACACTTTATAGCCCAATCAAATATTTTCTTAGTGTCGTATTGAATTAGATCTAGGCGTTTAGCTATAACCAAACCTGTCATTGTACAAGCCACCAATACAGACCAAAACCTGTTCTCTGCTGTAAGTCCTGCCTTCTCGTCAACCCTACGTTGTATCTGATTGAGAAGCTTCTTAACTTCTTCTATATTATTTAAAACATACTTTATGTATACCTTTCCTGCATGACCATAGTTCTGTGATAGTCGTGAGGTAAACTCATCTGTCTCAGCTTTTGTATAGTAATTCTGCTTTGTAGCTTTATGCTCTAATATACGCTGTGCTTCTGCCTTGGGCATAGATTTTGCCATGCCTATCATTTCTACCACACTCGTATTGCCTGTGGTCACTGAAAGAAGTTTCCATACTTTACCTCTAGCTCTCTCTACGTTACTACTTGCTGACATACGACCACGCTGTCTACCACCCGTTAACTGATACGCTAAATTAGAAAGTTCCATACTTTTCATATTAGTAAGTTCGTCCATATACAACGGTAGGTTATGGTATATCTCGCCCCTGTTCATCTTAGTATTGTACGTATCTTCTTTATCTAATATCAACTCATCAGGATCTCCCCATGCAGATACACCTGCAATCATGGCAGTTGTCTTACCTAAACCTGACTCCTTACTGTGCGTGTGAAAGCAAGCACACTTTATTGGTAGGAAACTCATTAGTGGAGACCCAAAGGACGTACCTACTATAAACTGATGTAATTCAAAGTTATCTATATTATAGAAGTTCATTATGTCTTTCCACTCCTCCAGAGTGCCTTTAGGTTCAAAGTACGGAAACAAACCTGCAGTGGGTGTTGATGGGGGATTAAACTTTGTTTCGTTGGCGTGTACTTCTTGATTGCCAACCACAAACCCTGTATGCTCGTCGTCCGTCCAACCAAACTGTCTTCGAGCTTGATCTGCAGACCCCTTTGCTTGAAGTTGTGTTACCCATGTAGTTGTGTATGCCATGATATCATCCATTTTTGGTACAGCTATGCCTTGCATAGACAAATTTTTTCTTAACTCTTCTCTAGATGTTACAGAGGTCAAAGGTATTGTAAACTCTCTTACACCATCTTTAGGTAGGTGCAGACGCATGACTATGGCTTCGCCCATCTCTACGTCCATTATACGTTTTATCACGTAAAGGTCGTTTTGGTATATAACTTTATCCTCTTTATTACCATCCTTGTCTTTAAAGCGTAAATAGACACCTCCGTTTGCCCCCCGAAAATAGGGTTCTGGATATAACGGTATGTCTTTAGACGCAGGTGCTTTCTTTATACTCTTACCTAAAGATATAGGTGAAGTTATTTTGCCCCAATGTGGACAAGTCGAGCATGGCTCTGGATCTTCTTCCGCAAACGTGGAACACGTATAAGGGCCTTTTATAAGCTCAACCTTATCATCTGTCAGGTGTTTGCTGTATTCTGGGTGTCTATCAGACATCTTATGCACTGCTTTGTCGGCATCGTTGCAGAACTTAGCTATAGACAGCCCTGCTCTCCATAAAGGCTCGCTTACGTCCTGTTGATTCTCCATGATGTTTTTGATTTGCTCACACCCTGTGCCTCTTATTGTTCTTGATAATATATCTTTGAACCCAAACTCTGAGTTCTCTATCAAAGCCTGTTTTAGGGCGTTAGCTTCATTGTCTACTTTCGTAGGCACAGTTACACCTTCTTTACCAACTACCCGTGCAAATTCGTCAAACTCCGTGCTACGAAACTCTCCTGTGCCAAAGAACATAACAGGTTTCTGTGTACCACGCTTATGGTTTTGTGTGCCAGGGACTCTGAGTACCCGCGCAGCGTCCGCAGTTACACCATTGTCTGCTGACAAGTTATGACGTATACACATATCTTTGAGGGCCTGCGCTACAGGTAACCACTCACCATACGATACACTCTCTGTAAGAACCCAGTATACATGTATCCCATACCCAGAGTTTATAAGCATGGGTCGAGGCAATCCTGTCTCCTGCACAAATCTTTTTAGGTCTAAAAAAGCTGTATTCTGGTCGGAGTATTCTTTACCAACTCCACAGTCTAGATCTAAGTAGAAAGAACTGAGGCTCTTTACATTTGTTACTCGTCTGTCTTTATTTGTTTCGAATGTAGCTAAACCAAAGTATGCGTTGACACCTTCAGCGTCTAACTCGTTAGCCTTCTTTATAACATCGTCTATAGTTGCATGGAAGCTCTGTACCTTCTTGTCGCCAAGACCTAATACAGAGTAGTATCCATCACCTAAAACCTTCTCTAAAAATTCTTTTGTTTCCATTTTTCCCACCTTGTGCCGAAGACACCACGACAAGATACGGCACGTTATCCTTTCGGTAAAAACCTAGTCGTGGTGTAGTTCTATTAGTCGTCCCAATCGTCAACGATAGAACTCAAGTTGCCATCAGCATCCTTGGTGGGAGGGGAGGGCTTCTTAGCAACTTTCTTTGGCTCCGCCACAGCGTCCTCTGCTTCAGTCTCACCTGCATCAAAAGGGTTTTCTTCCTTTGCTTCAAACACAAACCCATCAGTTTCTTCAAATGGATTTCTATCTTCATAAGGTATGTACTTTATGACCTGTACCCCTTTAAGACGCAGTGAAATATTTTGCTTAGTACCCATCTCATATGGAGTAAATGTTACAGCTATGTTAACCGTGCTACCTGTAGTCAACATAAAATCTGCTGGTAATCTGTTACCCTTGGTATCAACCTGTATGGGTCTAGGAGTAGCTTGGTTTTTATACGCACCTTTTAAAACAGCCTTGTGCGTAAACATACCCTCGTCGTCTTTGACAAACAGACGTTCCAACTTTTCTGCCCATTTATCTTTCCTATTGGCTTGGTAGCTTTCAGACATAGCTAGAAATAAAGCCTTGGCGGTTGGATTATCCATACGAAACTGTATAGAATATTCTGCCCCATCAGCTTTGGCATCACATGCCATAGACCTACCAGCTACATTATCAAAGCGATAGGTTGTATTTATTTTAGGCCATAGAGCCTCTACGTTTTTTATAATATATGGTTCCATTTATCTCTCCTTCTTTCTATATTATAAGTCTTCATCTAGTTCAGCTAGTGAATCTTCGTCCACCGTTTCTTCGCTACGTTTACTAGATACTTTAGTCAATGCGGTGGCTACGTCTCCAACACGAAACCTATAAGTATTACCTATCTTTACATAGGTATCTTTTGGTATGTGCTTTTGACGTACCCAGGCACGAACAGTTGATACGGACACACTAAAATGTTTAGCTACGTCCTCTATTGGTACAAAAGGTTCATTCATGCTTTCCTCACAGAAATTGTTAACTCTTCTTCAATCTCTAACCCCTCTGGTTTGAGGTCAGGATTCTCTTCCAGAAACTCTTTCATGTTCGCCTGATTGATACGTTTGTCTAATAACTGAGGTGCGTTCTGTTCCACAATAAGCTTGTGTATGGCATCCCATTCACTGACCCAGTATTTCTTTTTAGCCGAACGAAAGAATAGTCCTTCCGAAGTTCTCACGCTTTCTACATTGTGGTCTTCACAATGATCTAGCATTGCCTGTTTTATTATATCTAACTGCCGTGTAAGGTTGCCGTCTTCTTCCTTATACTTGGCTGACAGTATAGATCTCTCTGCTCGTATACGTAGATACGTTTTTGCCAATTTGTCAGGTGTTATCTTGTCACCCATATCTCTCTCCTATTTCTTATTATATAATAACATATAATAGTAAAAAGTATCTTAGTCAAGTACTTCTTTGTAAAGTTCTATAAATTTTGTGTGTACGTTTATTTTTCTATCTAATAGTCGGTATACGTGCTTTTCTGCGTCAGAACCTTGTAGTTGTACAACAGTGCATTTATGTGTCTGACCCGATCTATGTACACGTGCGTTTGCTTGGTCGTAGGTTTCTAACGAACTGGTTGGCCCCCACCACACCACTGTGTTAGCTCGTGTTAACGTGACACCATGCGCAGCTGCTTGTGGTTGGATCACGAGTACCTGTGGATCAACATCCTGTTGGAATTGTTTAAATATAGTAGTCCTCTTATGCGCAGGTACATCTCCACGTATGACCTCTGTTGTTATACCCTCTGACCGTAATCTATCTGTAAGTATATCTATGGCGTGTTTAAAAGGCACAAATACAAGAACCTTTTGACTAGACTCATCAATTACTTCGCGTAGCACCTTGTATCTATTGTTTATGTCAAACTGCAATACATCGCCATCATCTGTATACACTGCACCTGCTGATATTTGTAATAACTTGTTAAGAGTCACAGCCGCGTTTATAGCTGTTATCTCCTCACCTGTGATTTCTAACACAAGTTTTGTTTTTAATTCTTTGTAATATTTCTTCTGTTGCGCTGTAAGCTCCACCTGTCTCTTAGTGTATACCATCGGTGGTAAGTCTAGACACTGATCTTTTGTAAAACGTATGGCAGGTTGCAATGCTCTGAACACTACATCTGTAGCGTTTGGGCGTATCTTCCATGTAAACTGAGAGACTTTAAACATCACCATATCTTTAAACGCACCAAAAAATCTTGGCACTCTGTTAGGACTAACGAGTTTTGCTAGACCATATGCGTCTGTAGGGTTTTGCGCAGCGGGTGTGCCTGTCATCATCCACAGCCACGTGTTATCGTGTATTAACTGACGTAGTAATTTCCAGCGCCTTGTTTGGGCGTTTTTGTAGTGTGTGGCTTCGTCCACAATAATTAAATCAAACCCACCTTTTTTTAGTTCGTCTAACACAATGCCAATACCATCGTAGTTTATAATCACGTAATCTGCGCCTTCCTGCACGATCTTCTTACGTTTATCTGCTGATCCATGTGCTACTGACACAGTTCTATGTGTTGCGAATGTAAACAAGTCATCACGCCATGCGCTGTCCATGATCGACAGCGGGCATACTACAAGCACCCTGTTTATGATTCCTTGTTTTAGTAAAAAGTCTGATGCCCATATGGCACTTGCTGTCTTGCCTGTGCCTTGTTCGTTGAAACAAAAACCTTTCTGGTGTATGGTAAGGAATGATGAAGTCGAGACTTGGTGGTCAAATGGTTGGTATCTTCCTGTCCATATGTATTTTACTTCTATGGGTGATGGTGATTTTATACCTAGCTGATTCAGGATCTGTGCTTCTTCAAGACCCCACTTAACTACAACTTCGTTATCCCCTACCTTTTGACTTTTAGGTATGGCATTTGTAACTTTGTCAGGGTCACGTAAGCGTAGACGTAAAGCCTTGTTGTCTATTATCTGCATGTCTCTCTCTCATTTTTATATTTATTTTTTATTTTTAGTTTTAGTTTTTGTTAGTACGGACTTTATAGTCTTTGCTTGTTTCGCATGGGTCTTTGACGCTTTGCTTAGACCCTTGGCTACTTTCTTTAGTTTGTTTTGTATCTGTCTAGTCATTTTTTCTTGGTCGCCCCCTTTTTCGCTTCGTGCTTGGCTCTGAGTTCTTGCTTGGCTCTTTTTGCGATGGCGGCTTGCCTTGGCTTTCCTGCAACTTTGGCTCTTTGCTCCACCACAGTAAGGATTTGAATCTTCCTAGCATATGGCTTATTGATTCGTTTAACCTTACGAGCAGTTGCTTGGGCATCTGCCACAGTGGCAAACTTAATAGGGACTGTATCTTTGGGGTTTTCATCTGTGTAAAGCCTCCTTCCTGTTCCTTTTGGTTTCTTACCTGTTCCTGTTTTAGGGTCTTTCGTCATTTCTTTTTCTTCTTCTGTCCGTTTCTTGCTCTGTTCTTTGAAGGACTCTCTAACTTTGTGCCGTCCTTGTTTGAGCCACCCTTACTTAACATCTTATTGTGCGATACATCTTTACCTTTACGACTTATACCCTTCTTGTCATAAGACCTTCTAGCACGTTGACGCTCCATCCTATCTGGGTGTTCACCACGCTCCTTCTGCTTTTTATATTCTTTCTTGTAGGGTCTAGGTGACTTCGTGTATGGCATCAGTTGCTCCCATTGTATACGCACTCTATTACCGCGCAGTGTTTACGGCATAACCCACTAGGTCGTGCGTTCCACGTATCGTTATCGTGAGCTATCTGCATACGCTTAAAACTAGCTAACCATTTATCCCACAGGTCTGTCAACATATCTATAGTGTACTTTGCTTTTATAAACTTCTTAGCAATCACATACATCAAAGCCGCGTTGACTTGTTTTACTGAGGGGAAGTGTTTAAATGTAGCCATAGCCATAAGCTCTAATTGTCCTTTATCTGCATACTCCGCATTCCGTCCAGTCTTATAGTCTACCACCCATGCTTTTGTATCGTCAACTATTACTAAATCTGCTATCCCACGCCACCACACATTCTTGTCGCTAAACCCACAAGGTTCAAGCTCTGCGGTTAGACCCATACGCATCTCTGTAAACTTGTTACCCTGCTTACGTTCAAGTGCCTCCAGGGGGCCTTTGAGGAAAGCAAACTTTTCTGGTACTGGTGTGCCATCGCTTATAAAGTCCTCCGCTACACCATGTAACTCTGTGCCGTAACGCATAGCTTCTGTGTACGGTTCTTTATAATCTTTTGCTATCTTCATATGGTAGAACTGCTTGGGGCATTGCTCGAATGCCTTGATTCTACTATATGACCAAGGTGCTATACTCATTCGTACCATCCACATAAATCTTCTTCAATCTCTTTATAAGTTTTTCTTGGTGCTACTTTTATATCATGAACATGATGACAATTTTTACATTCGTGTCCTTCGCCATTTACATAAACCATCATCCTCGACAATCTTTTAAATTTTTGATAGACATTTTTATGGGGGATAGCTTCTTTTATTTCTCTCCAAGGTTTTCCTTGCAGGCGCATATGACATATTTTATGTAGTTCTTTACTAGATAAACTCATCCACATTCTCCATAAGATTTGCCTTTACCCGATTCGCAATCTATCGGTAGACCTTCTGCCCACTCAGGTGGTTGGCGCATACATTCTTCGACGTATTTCTGTGCTTCGTCCACCTCTTCGTCTTTGACACAACACGCTATACTGTCATGCACTGTCAAGACAACTCTGTACCTCTTCGCTATTTGTAACATTTGTTCGCCAATAATGCAACGAGCTATCGCTTGACACACGTTCTCTATTACCTTACCGCCATATATACGTACGCGACCACGTCGTGTTTTGTAATCAAAGTCATACTTACCATCATCAACAGTAAACTGTAAGTCGTCATAGCGTAGACGCAAACCAGAGGGTAGTATTATGTCCCACTCTTCCGTGCCTAAGACCCCCTCCTTACCAAAGGCATCCCCATCTTTTAAGAAAAGTTGAGCATTAGCCCATAGGTCTTTTATGTCTGAGTTTGTTTCTCTGTACACCTGTATAACACGTCGCGCCTCATGTAGCTCCATATCAAACCCAAATGTCTTAAGTTGATTTTGGAACTTCTGCGCACCCATGCCATACCCTGCCCCTAAAATCGTGGTCTTACCAACAAATCGTTGGTCTTTTGTTACGAGGCTCTCTGCTACACCATATATTTTAGATGCCATATTCTTATATACGTCTTCACCGTTTGCAAACGCTTGGGTCAAATCGTCCTGTTCGGCAAGCCACGCCAATACCCTCGCTTCGATTTGTGCTGAGTCAGCATCTATTATAGAATATCCTTGTGGTGCAATTATGCCACGCTTTAGCATGTTTGCATTTGCGCCTCGGCTGGGTAAATTTTGTAGATTTATCTTATCATCACCGCCCCAACGACCTGTATGTGCCGCATAATATCTAACAGGTACAGGCAATAAGCCACGTTTCGCTATATCGATAAATCTTTGCGTCCGTGTTTCTTCAAGTGTGCTTTTATTACCCAACCTGGCTGCAACAAGTGATTGAACCCTTACATCCTGATGTGTTAACAGGTGTTTAAACTTTTCGTCTGACTTAGCAAAAGCCCATGTCTCCTTGCCTGTGGTGGGGCTTATCTTCTTAGGAGGTGACACATTATATGCAGCAAGCAGCTTTGCAAATTTGTCGTTACTCATCAGATCTTCTTTAGACGCACGAGCATCCATAAGTAACTCTTCCTTGTGTTGACGTGTGTTGCTGAGATGATCTTCTAACAAGTCCAAGTTCAGATCCAAAATAGGCTCTACGAACATACGCAGTGATACGTCAATCAGCTTGAGTTCTTTCTTTGGAAACCCCTTTGCCATGATTGTGAACAAGTCATATGTCAGATCTACGTCATTTACAGCATAGTCACCTAGTCGCGCCAATTCTTCGTTAGTAAAGTCCTGCCTGTGTTTATCAAGGGTATTCTGTATCTCGTCACCCTTCTCACCCACACCGTATCTTTCTGATAACGCTTTTAACGAAACACTGGTCTCAACTCCATCTACGGCTCTCGCTATACAAACTGTATCAGTATAAGCGCGAGGTTTAATATCAAATACCCAAGAGAGGATAGCACCATCAAACATAGTATTGTGAGCCAATACCATCGACTTACTCCAGTTGTACTCTTGTAAGAATGCCTTAAGTTGTTCCTGCGTACCACTTGCCCACTCCGTCTCTCCGTTGTTAACTTTTATAGCGACCCCAAGCACTTCAAACCTAGGGTCACGCACGTATTCTTCTGTTGTAAATTTCTTTAGAGAATACTCTTTGTTGTAGAATGTTTCAAAATCAAGAGTTATTAAGTCCACTATTCTTCTCCTTCATAGCGCATTCGTATTCAATACCAACGTACGCCATGTTATCTACGTAGTGATCTTTTTTCAACGGA